GAAGTTGCAGGATTAAGTCCATGGAATACCATGATATCAAGGCCACGAGCGATCTTCTTTGCAAATCCCTCTGCGAAGGTCTCAAGATAAGAAAGCTGTTTCTCTTCAGAGCACTTGATGAACTCATCGGAAACTCTTGCCTGATAAACAACCTTGAGGGGCTTCACGATAACGGCATCAACCTTTGCTCCGCCTGCAGGCTTGGGACCAGACTCACCAACGATGGAAACCTCATTGTCGAGTGAGAAGGTCATATACTCGTTGCCGGAAAATGCAACGGGAACCTGATTTGCGAGCTTGGCAACAGATGAATGTCCGCCAACCTTAGAAAACATTTCTTTAACAAGTTCAGGATTGAAAAGGCTACCTGCTGTTACAGTGTTTGCTACTGCCATAATAATTAACCTCCTAAATTAAGACCTCTAAGGGTCTCTCTCATAAGTTCCTTCTTGTCATCTGCAGGCTTAGTTTCTGCCGATGCAAGAGGGATGTTTGCGTTCTGCTTTGTTCCCCAATCCTTAAGCACTCCATCAGCCGAAGCAGTAATCTCTTCTTCAGTGGAACCTGTGATGTATTTCCAGTATTCCGTGGGGATCTTCTTCTCTAATGCAATTCGGGTTTTTGCCGAGTCCGTCTCGTATTTTGCATTCTGAAGTTTGAGTGCTTCAATTTCGGTGTCCTTCTCAGCTACGGATTTCACCTGCTCTGCAAGTTCCTCGTTTGCCTTGGTGAGTTCTGTGACTTTTGCCTTCAGAGAGTCATAATCCGCATACTTCTTCGATGCGGTCTCCTGTGCTCTTGCCACTCGGTCCTTGATGATAGGTTCGATTCGTGCTGTAAAGTCCTCCTGAGTTGTGATTGGTTCAAAATTGTTTTCGTCCATTTTGTGTCCTCCCTGTTTTTCCGCACAGTTGCGTAAATTTTTATATTAAAAAAGCACCCTTTCGGATGCCTTAATAATTTATCTGTTGCCTTACGGCTTTTTGAGTCTCCAAAGACCAAAGAGCAAGGATCATTGACTCCATGAGTGATACATCCACAGAATCTTTGATGGATTTATAACCAAATCCACCGTTTGAACCAATGGCTCTGTGATCGCAGTTACTCACTGACTGAGTAAGTGCTGGCTGATCTCTGTGACAGATTTCTTTGTTAATGAGCATCTGCTCAAACATTGCATTTGCCGTTATGATTTCCTTAACGGTCGGAAGGATAGGTTTTTTCAGCCTTGCTTCTGCCATGGCCTTGGTGAGTAATTGCTGACCATTCATTCCGTCAACAACCACTCTTGCCGGATCTGCTTTTGCAAGCCAATTGATAATCCAATCGGATCCGTTTCGGAAGTTCTGGCATCCGATGCCTGATACAAAATCTCTGCCGTCCTTACACTTGACGGCAATGCTCATTGATACGTTGTGGCCGTCCTTACCGTATTTTATTCCAACATGAATCTTGCCAACGGCTTCAGGCGGCTTATCCAGTGTAAGTTCTTTCCACTGTTTCTCACTTATTACCGACTTGAGATTGTACCTGATCCAATATCCAAGTCGCTGGATGTTGAAATCAAGGTCATCATCTCCGACTTCATCAGCAATTGACCTTTCGCTTATGATGGTTCCGAAACTCGGATTCATTCGGTACCATGCTTCACGGTCATGCACATCAGTCATTTCAACCACTGACCATTCAGCCCAACCTGTGTTTTCGCTTTCTCCGGCAAGGGTCTTGTCTCGCATCTTAACAAAGACTGTTCCACCCGAAACAGCTGTCGGTGGAGTGCCGCAGAATATTGTCTGCGGATTCTTCGAGTCAGATACTGTATATTTTAAAGCCGTAGCCTGTGAGTCCGTATATTCTTGGGCTTCATCTATGATCAGAAGGTCAAAACCTTCGCCAAGTCCACCAGAGTCTGTTCTTGTCCTGAAGGATATATGCCCTTCGTTATAGAGTTCAATTGATTCGAACCCGTGTGTACGATTGACCAGGAACTCCATTTCTCCAAGCGGTTCTTTACTCCGTCTTAATCTCTCGGTATATCCTGCAAGTTTCATCAGCTTTATAAGCCTGTTAAACGCTGCAGAAGATGTGGAAGTTCTGTGGGCCGTATGCAGAATGTGTTCAGCGTGTTCAAGGCCGTATATCTCACGAATAGCAATTACTTCGTTTTTGCCATTTCGCCTTGGCACGGAATAACCAAATTTTGTGTGAACCCATAGTCCCTCATCATTGACGGCTAATATTTTATCAACAAGCCGTTTCTGCCACTCCTGAACTTCTCGCCCGGTTTCCGCATAAAGACCGCAGGCTTCTTCACCGTATGAGTTTTTATATTCAAGTGTCAGTTCTTTTGTTGGGTTTTGGTTATCTTCCCTGTCCACTCCGTACCCTTTCATTCAGTTCTATGCGTCTTGCCCTGCGTTCAGCACTTGTGAGCCTTCCGACAAGCTCTCGACCAACTGTCTCTCGTTCCGCAATCTTGTCCTCACCTGTCCAAGTTCTACGAGTCCATACATTCTGACTGTATTTTTCGCTCTTAAAGGTAACTGTGCAACGGCAGCGGTCGTGTCTGCGGTAAATGTCTTTCGGTTCGGTGCCATATTCATATGAACCCGACATATCACGACACCACTCACAGCATCCCGACTCGGGAATACGGATAATCGTGCATTTTAAACCCGCACTTTGACGAAATCTTGCATTTTCATCAATAAAATCGTCATAAATACACTGTGAAGCGTTTACAATGGGCTCTCCGAGGAACTTAATCCCCTCTGCATATGTCAACTGGTCCGAGGATGCCGCTCCAATGATGTTTTCAAACCTTTTGGAATCGAATTTCGGAGCAATTGGTTTGATCCCGATTCCGGCTGCTTCGTCAAGAACCTGTTGAACGATTGTTGACTGTTCGGTTATGCTTCCGAAGTTTCGTTCCATCATCGGCATCACAAGCCGTTCAACTATGTTGTAATATAGCCTTCCGTCAGGAAGCACATCTTCTGTCAGAGTTGACTGTATTGCCTTCCCGGCAAGTTCTCCGAGCCGTGCCGCATAAAGTGATGCACCTTCTGCGGTCATAGTCCTCTGCAGTCTCTTTAACTTACTGTCCGTCATACACAGATTTGCAAAGGTTTCGGATAAAATTGCTTTGAGTTCGGGAACTATATCACTCATTCTCTATTCCTGTGAGGTCGTAAATAACATTGTTGTCTATCATGCCCGGTACTGCCTGATTAAGTTTGAGTATTGCATCGCCTATCATTCCGAGTGCTGATATATCAGGCTCAAACAGAGGACCCCAAACGGGTTTCTCCTGATAGAGGGCGAGCCGTTCATAATTGAAATCATCTCTCAAACAAGCGGCAAGATATCCGGCATTAAGGAATCCGCTTCCAAACGTTCTTTGAGCTTTCCGTGCGGTCAGTCTCAATCTCTCGTGTGCTGCCTTGATAGCTTCCACGCTTGATGGGTTATCGGCTACAAAGCCGAGGTCATCCAATGTTAATCCAGTCTCGCCCGCAAACAAACTTGCAAGCATTCTTATCTGATCTGTGAACGGTTGCATTGACATCTGAGCAAACTGTCCAAGCGAAGGTTTGGTTCCGTCATCGGCTTCCGTAAACGACAGATAAGACGATATTGTTGCTTTATATGAATCCAATTCAGTTTCGGGCGAAAGTCCTATTACATACCTCTGTGGGAATGAATAAAACTCCGCACTTACTTCCGAACGCTGAAGAGTTCTCATTGCTTCCTGCTGGATTGCCATACACGCTCTGGATATCCTACTGTGGCCAAAAGGCCTTGTCGCATCAGGGCGATAGATGATAGGCACAAGCAGGGGATAAGGCACATTAGGCCGCTCCATAATCCTAATAACTTCCCCATTACGGTAAAAAGTAGTCGTACCGGGAATGAAATATGCTTCGAGAGTCGGTTTCTGGCTGTTCGGGTCCCTCTCAAGCACTGCATAACCTTCTGTGAGCAGATTCGTGATAGGATCCAAAACTCCTGTTGCATTAGATCCGTCAATCACCTGCAGTCTCGGATATCCGTCAGAATCAGGGGAGATATAAATAAAACTACACGACCCGATGCAAGCTGCAAGGATTGCAGAATCTGGCATAATATCAGGGTTATTCATGGAGAATATCTCGTTCAGGTCAAAACTATCATTCCTGAACCCATGAAAAACCAACCTGTCAGCCATCGAGTCTGTTGCTGTTCCACACCAGCCTAATATGGTCGCAAGGTATTTAAACTTATTCGGAATGACAAGCTGATACCCTTCCACAGCCTTTTTCATATCATAATACGCATACCTTGTAAGTACACGCTTGCGCACCTTATTCAGTTTCTTTCTTAGGTATTCGATGCCTAACAGTTCAGCCATTTCTTTGATTCCTTTTCTTGCTTACGGAAAGTTATCCACATTTTTGGGAAAAATTTTAACA